AGCACCAATAAATGTTCCAGTTGATGATTGATACTTTAAGAACTTACCATCTACTTTTACACTATCTCTATCAACATCATCAAGGAACTCAAGGCGAACTTCACCACCACCACCTTGTGCATTAACAAGATTTTTAAGATATTCAAGTTCTCCACGAATCTTGATAATCTCTGGATCGCCAAGATTTTCTCTAACTTCTTCTTTTGACTTAATCGTCTCAAGAATCTTCAGTGCATGATCAACAGTATCTTCTGTTTCTTCCTCTTCTATTTCTTTGATAAGTTCTGAAGTTACCTCTACTTCTTCATCATCTTCTTCCTTTAAATCATCCTCAATCCACTCGTTATAGTTGGTATCATCAACACCAACTATTACTGGTCTTTCTTCTGCAGGTTTTTCTTTAGTCTCTTTAAACAACCAAGATTCAAGAGCTTTAATTTGTTTCTCTTCTTTCTTTTGCTTTTGTTTGTCTTCGTCTATTGATTCTTTGACTTGAGAAAACATCGAGTTGATGTCAACTTCTCCCACCAGAGATCGGAACTCATCTTCCTTCTCTTTCTTTGCTTTACCTATGAGTGAAAAAAATTGTCCTAAGTCTTCGCTCATTTTTTATCCTTTTCCTTCAAAAGTTTTGCTAACTCGGCAGTTGATCCAACAAATAATGCATTAGTAACATTTGATGGCCCACGGGTCTGTGTTTCTTCTTCAACATCCTTTAATTTTTTCTGAAGATCCATCAATTTGTCAGTAGCATCTGCAACGTTTTTGATTAGTTGACCAGCAACTTCATATGCTCTTGGCATCTCACTCTCTTGTGCCAATTCAAGGATACCATTGATTGCTTCTTGTCCCTTTTCAATTATACTGTAAAGATTACCTCTTGTATAATCATAATCTTTTTTGATATCATCAGAGGTTTCTTTTATCTTTTCAATTTTTCTATCAATAACTTCAGGTTGCACAATGTCCCCTGTGACATTGAACTCGTCATTTAGTGTGTCAAATTTATTTGCCATTGTTATACGATAGTACCACTAAATCCAAAGTCATCACCCTCTTCAATTAATGCATTATCTGCAGTAGTGATGAGACGTACAGGTGCTCCTCTGAGGTGCTCAGTGACGGTAGAACCATCTTGACCTCTGAGAACAGTAATCTTGTTATCAGTAATAGATTTGATGAAGATCTGTTCACCTTCAATATCTATATAAGTCTTAGCAGTCAACCCACTTACATCCTCAACTTCAAACGTTTTCAGAGTCTTGGTTATATCTGCAGTAAGAGTGGTTGTAGCATCACCAGTATAATTTTTAATAGCTCTTGGTATGGTAGAGTATGTGACTTCTCTGACTGTATTTGTAATATCTGTTCCAGTAAGATAACTGACAGTAGATTTTTTGATAATATCTTTGGTTGCCGAAGATACTGGACCAAACAGATATGTTTTTGCTGTAAATCTTAGAGTATAAAGAAGAACTCTTCTTGTGGTATAATCTCCTTCATAATCATCTTGCATTGTGATGTTTTCCAAAATGACTGGAATATCACGTTTTTCTTGAATTGAATCAACAAGTTGAACAGTCAAACTATATGCTGGTTGGAAATATGGTAAAATTTGTTCAACAATTTGTAGAGCATCATCATTTAATTTAGACATAATGCTCAGTTCAAATTGCATATTATATGGAACTGGCATGTATACTTTTTTAGATTCCGATCCATCATCTGGATCTTTTACAGTATATTGCTGAGTTGTGCTTACTTTTCTTGATGGATCATATGTCAATCCGGTAAATTCAAATGACATTCTTGGCAATGTCATTGCAACTGATTTATTAAGATCGGCCGATTGCTCAAGTCTTGCTAAAAATTTCTGTGTAGGACCATATGCTAAAGGGACTCTGAAAGCACTGACAACACTATCATCAGAGTTTGTTTGTTTAACAGTAATTGAGTTAAAGAGAGTACCAAAAGAAATAATGGTTCGTCTCAATATCTCGTTATAAAAATATTCAAACATTTTGAATCCCTAAGATATTATTCGGTATAATAAAGATTATTTAGGGAATACCGAATGGGTTCTGCTCGGAGAAGTCTAATATAGAATCTGCTTCTATTTCAATATTAATATTGTCCGCAAATCCATCGTCGGTAGGATCTAAACTTGCCGACAACAATCCATGTGTTGCACCTGATGTTGAACCAACAATATTTTCTGTAATAGTAAACTCTCCGTTAACATTACCAACTTCAAGAATATTTGTAGAGGAGTTCCAAGTTCTAACTCTACCAGTTGTTCCACTAACAGATCCGGTGACAATTTCATTGAACACAAATTCTCCAGAAGAACTCATGTTTGGATCAGAGATAGTAATTGTAGGTGCGGTGCTGTATCCAAGACCAGCGTTAATAAGTCTAATAGATGTAAGAGTTCCCCCAGAACCTACAACTACTGTTGCAGCAGCAGATACCGTAGTTACACCCGACAAGAATACTTCATTGCTGAATGTAATTGTGGGTGTGGTTGTATATCCAGAACCAGCGTCTGTAAGAGTAACAACTCCAACAATACCATTACCAATTTTGGTTGTTGCTGCGGCACCTGCTCCACCACCACCAATAAATCTAACACCAGGTGCTACAGTATATCCTGTACCAGGATTTACAATATCAACTGCTTGAACAGATCTTGATTTTGGATTAGCACTTTGATTACATACAACAATTCCTCCGATCATTCGAGCAGAGGCTATACCAGTAACTCCACCAGAAGGTGCAGAAGATATTCCAATTCTTGGTACTCCTGTATATCCTCCACCTCTATTAGTGACTGTGATCAATCTGAGACCACCAGAAGTAACGATACCTGTTACTGCAGTAGCGGTGACTCCAGTTCCAACTAAAGTTAGAGTTTGAGATGCTCCTATCAGAGTAGAGATTCCATCTTCAGTAAGTCCATCAGACTCTCCACCAGTAAGAGTGTCATCAATCTCATCAATGCCAGTATCAATAACTTCATCACCAAGACGGAAGAGTTCGCATCTCAGTTCATAAACATAGTTTTTTTGTAACTGATAAAATGGCTTTTCATGCTCTACAAATTTAATTTCAAATAGACGATCTCCAAGAGGAAAATAAATTAGATCTCCTTCTTTTGGTCTGGTTGATAATTTAATATTCTGTTCATTCTTAATCAAAGGAGAAATATATGTCTCAAATCTTTCCTTTGAAATAATCAAAGTTATTTCATTCGTTGCTTGAATACCAAACTTTGAAAGTATTGTTGTATTATCTCCATATCCATCAAAATTGTCTACATACGCCTCAATTGGATATGCATCATCAAACTTAGATTGTATTACCTCTCTAATAACAGTATTTTCAGACAAATACTTCCTTGGGAGATAGTGTATTTCGACACCATACATCCTCAACTGTTCGTTGATTAGATCTTGAACTAAATTTTGCTCAGACCTTGATCCTTGTTGAAAATACGGATTCAGCATAATTTTAACCGATCATATCTAAGGGAGGAAGTTCGTAAGTGTTGGACATTACCTCCCTGATTACATCAAGTTCTTTCTGTGCATCATCGTAAATCTGTCTACCGTTAAGTTCAACTCCACCTGGAAGTTTTACTCCCTGGAACTTCATAAGGTTTTGTCCCCATTGACGTTTGATCAATTGAGTAACATATCTCTTCAAGAAAGAGTCATTCCAAACTTTTGTAAAATCATTTGGATTTAGTAATCTGTAGCAGTCAATGATTAGGTAATTATCTTTTGTAACACTTCCCCAATCAACATCAAGATATAATCTATTTTGTCTCTGATTAAATCTTATTTGCTTCTGAGTATTCAGAAGAAAATCCATATCCTCCAAATATCTCTTTGTCATTGAATATGTCAACAGTTCAGTGGAACCATAATAGTAAATATCATTCAAGAACATTTGATACTTCACACTAAACATGTTGTTAGACACTGTTTGTGAACCATCATATTTAAAGATCTTTGTTATCCCAATAACTTCTGGAGGAATCTGAAGATAATTACTATTTTCTTCAAATGAGAAGGTTACTGTAGATCCATCAATTGTAGAATTAGCAGTTGTGGTTACGATTCCAACTGTCTGATTATTACCTCTTGATCTTCCTCTATTAATATCTGCTTCTGTTATCTTGTACTTTAAAAGCGTCTGAGTTACACCGTCAAAGTGTCTTTCATGAAAATATTGCAATGCATCATCTATTAGATCATCAATTTGCTCTTCAGCAACGTTGATTTCTAAAACTGGTGCCCCCAGTTGTCTTTTACAATAGTTTATTAGGTCCGACCTACTTGCTGGTTGAGCCATGTATACACTAATTCCTCAACTATATTTATGGTGCTGATGAAACCGGATTAACAACTAATATATTACCAGATATTAAAGGATGCACAGTT